TTAACTCAAAGGCTGACGACTCATCAAAGATTACAGTCCACGTTCTCATCTGTAGTTTCGGCCCTGCTGCTAATGCAACGCCACCACCTTGCGGCTGCTCTTTTATATATGGAGTACTGAACTCGTAATTCATAGTGTATCTTTCTCCGATAAAGAAGCGTGGTGTTTTGCCTGCGTTGTCACCCGAGCTTGGAACTGTCTTAAGATCCCCAAGGACTGTAATCGAGTTGGAAGTAGTCTTTTCAGGGATAGGTTCAAGAACTTGTCCGTGTCTGAGGATGCTATTACCTTCTTCGTATCTTCCAACCACCACCATTTTTGCTCCTGATGCTATTGGATATGGAAGAGTAATAGTTGTTTGAACTCCTAATGCACCAGGGTTAATTAGTGCTGTTGATAATCCTGTTTCTGATTCAGTAGTCTTTCTGTCTAGCAGTATTTCTATCTCTGTTCCTGGGTCAATTTGCTCTGGCCTTAAGGAAACCTTCTCTAGGTAAACACCGTCTGAATATTCAACAATAGCAAAAAGATCACTACCTTTAACTCCACAACCAAGAATAGATTTGCCTCCTTCAGTTTCCCAATAAGACCATGCTGATTGAAGCTTTGTATCTTCTTCAAAGAAGAATTTGTAAAGATATATTCTCTTAGGTTGATCTTTACTTATGACAACGATTGCATCTTCTGCAACGCAAGATGTAAAGCTACAAAGATTACTAGGAATGAATCTTGGAATTGATGCTGTTACATCTTCAGATAAAGGAACTGAACCACCTGAGTCAGGGAGGAAGAACTCTCGTACTCCACTGAAATTTCCTTTAGGAATGGGGAAATAAGTATTACGTCCAACTGCTATCGGATCAACAGATGTATCCATTTCAAAGTTTGTCATCTGTGCTATACCAGCCGTTCTCGGAGAGATAGCAGTTCCGACATTAGTACCTGAATCTAATCTGAATTGAGCATGTCTACTGAAAAGCAATAACGTATTAGCAAAAGAGACACTCGACACAAGTAAGTTGATAGATGTGCCACCACAAGCGAGATCAACAGGATCACTATCTACTGTGGTTTGTACAGTCTCAGGAAAAAACCTACCGTAATCAGCACCAGCAGCAGAAAGAATTACATTTTCATCAGCCAATAAAACTAATCTATTTCGGAAGAAGTTTAAGTTTTGAATATAGCTGTTAACAAAAGAAGGTTCTGGTGCTGTCTTCTCATCACCAGCTAGACGGCCTGCCCACGGATAACCATAAGAAACATTGCCTGAAGTGGTTGCACTGTTTGTAGCTGTGTAGCTAAATGTATTTACTGAAGTATTAGTAACAGTAATTTTGGTCACGATTGGAACTCCGCTACCACTAGTGGGTAGTATCAGCAATTCTTCTCCGTTCTTTAATCCGTGAGCAGTTTTAGAAACAGTTACAGCAGTACCTGATTGAGCATAAGTAGTATTAACTTGCTCGCTCATATATCTTTGAAATTTAAAAGTAACAGTGCCATTAGCAGCGACATCTCTAATCAATACATGAGGCATTGTTGTTTCATCAAATCTATATTTAATACCTGGTGCTACTGTCTCTTTCCATACTCCATCTCCGTATGTTCCTGCTGCTGAGTTCTCCTTATTCAAAGTAAAACGAACATAATAATCATCATATTCTGAGGCTTGTGATCCTTGTACTTTTACTATAAACCCTTCATATGCCTTGGTTGGTAGGTCATTTAAGTCATCAACTACTGTCTTAATTGTCTTTGTGCCATCACCAGAACCTGTATCCTTACTTGATACCTCGTAGTCAGATAAATCATTCTTTATTATTTTAATTATATAGTCGTCATTGTTAACACTGTAGCCACTAATGTCATCTAATTGATCTGCTAATTTATCTGCAATATCTATTGTCGATAATTTCTTCATTGTAGTAATCGTGCAATTACCACTATTAACTGTTGAGTTATTTTGTGAAGCAGCAGTATAAGTAAAGTCATTACCACCAGAGCCAACACCAGTAACTGTGTAAGTTCCTGCTACTGCTTCTGATGCTGGATCTTTAAATGATATTTGAAATTTATCACCAGCAATTAAACCATGACCAGTTACTGCGACACTGACGGTAGAACTGTTTGCTCCTTGAGTGAATGTTCCTTCATAGTCATGCCCACCAGCAGGATCTGTTCTGTAAGTAACAGTGGTTCCACCTAATGTGACGCTGTACTCTGTATCGTAATTTGCAACTTTTATAAATATCATTGCAGAAACTTCACTTGTAGTTGTCCCCCACACAGGAGACAAAGCATTTGACATTTGAACTTTCTTTTCTCTATTAACTATGAATGTATAGTCAGCAATAGATGCAACTCTGAATTGCTCAGAAGGAACACCTGTTACATCTAGATAATTAAGGTCAGCAGTGGTAGCAGTGGGTGTTGATAATGTTCCACTAGGTAAGTCTGCTACTTTTATCTTGCCATCTTCAATAATTACTATATAACTAATACCTCCATCTCTTTCGACTAACTGAATAAAAGGTCTTTTATCTAAATAAGGTGCTGTGTAAAAGCAATTACCAGTGGTGATTGTTATTCCATCCTTATTTGTATCACTTATACTTTCTGCTGCGGTAACAGTAAAAGTTGTCGAAGAGGCGACAGTAATAGGAAACGTGCCGTCTACTGCATCACCACCAGTAGCGATGTGGATCTTAGCTATATCTCCAGTTGTTAATCCATGCGCAGAAGCAGTAGTTATTGTAAGCGTTGTTCCTGTTTGAGCATAGGTAGCAGCAGTCTCAAGTTCATGTAATTTTGATACGTGATGTAGTGGCGGCCTTTTCTTTAGTCCTTCTACTGGGCTAGGCATACAGTTAATAACCTGTTCAGCCTGTGATGCCAGTCTTAAAGCAGGAGGTTGCTGGCTTACCCCATTAATAAGGTTGGGTATTGAAGAACTAATTAAAGGCATGATTACCTAAGAACAGTACGACTTGGTTGATAAGTTTGAAAGACTCCTGTGTGGTTAGGATTACCTCTAATCATATTGTGATCTCCTGCATTGTTCTCTTCTTCCAGGAACAATGCCTTAGCTTCTGCTTCCATTGTTAGGTTAATCTGTGTCAGTTCTGCACTACCTAGTATCTGGTCTTGTAATGTTCTACCAGCTTTGACCATGATGTATTGCCGAGCATGTTCAGGTAGGTCTTTCCAATCCAGCATGTAAGTCACATCTGCTGTTAAGTCTTCATCAAAGAGAGAAGTATTATTGCGTCTGTCGTATAACTTTGATCCTCTTTGTACGACTTCAAGATCTGGGTACTCATAAGGATCAATCTTTACTCTGCTTATATCTGAACTTAGATTAATTTCTTTTGATGAATCTCTTGTCAAAGTTCTTTCGTAGTCAGTATTAAACGACCAGCCTTCAGCTTGAATTGTTTTACTGACTTCTTTGAGAGTGTCTTCAGCTTGTCTTGCTAATCCAAACTGACCTTCACGACTGTTGACGGGAGCTTCACCCATCATTCTTAATACCTTGTTAACTGCTTCCAGTTCTGAAGTTAGATTAAGTCCCATAAGAAAAGAGGGGGCATATAGCCCCCA